TGACCGCGAAGATCGATCTGATGTCCAAGGACGACATACTCACTCGACTCGAAGAGTTGATCAAGAAACGAGCGACGGACTCAAACGTGATCGAGGGTGACTTCACTCAATCGTAGTCTACTCTACTCGGTCTACTCTATCACTCTATCAATCGGTCGCCCGCTCCGCGGGTCATTCCCTTACCCTTCCCCTTTCACTCTACTCTATCGCTCTATCAATCGGTCTACTCTATCGCTCGGTCTATCGGTCGCGGAGCGACGGAGCGACGCACGCACGCACCGACGGGACGCGAGCCACGGACGGACGGACGGGGGGATTTATAGGATTTATATATTTAACTTAACTTAACTTAACTATCTAAAGTATTTATATTAATTAAACCTTGTATAACTAACTTAACTAAGTATAATAGATCAGGTAGCACACAATAAGACTACATTAACTAATAGACAATAATATGAATACTATTAAAAAAGAGATCGCTACTACTCCAACAGTAGCAAAGAAGCCCCAACTATCAGAAGCTAGAAGCGCTGAATTACTAGCTAAGATAAATAGTGGTGGTAGCGTAAGTAGAAGTGGTAAGTTTAGCGTAGGCGCTGATATAGATGATATCGGTAACGTAACTAGGCAACCTAGTTTATACGCGGGCATGGTAATTGCGTTAGGTGGTTCAGCTACTCCTACCGAAGTAGATAAGTTTGCTGAGACTTCAACTGGTTTGCTTACATGGTGTAAGAAGAACGGAGACTTATATGACCAGACACCTAGTAAGATTATGTTTGGTACTTACTTCGATCAAGTCGTAGGTGAAGAGCAATGGTCTAATAAGAAAGGCAAGCTAGAGATTTTAAGATACACTTCTTAATCTAACCTAGCTTTCCAAAGGCAATGACCCTAAGAGCCGAGGGTATTTTTTAACGCCTATCACTTATCAACCTTAGCTTAACCTTCTTAGCCTACCTTAGAGCTACATAAACGCGCTCTACTGAACGTATATACCTAGCCCCTATAGTAAAGGGGTATACCCCCCTTAGCGCCTAACCGCGGGTCCCACCCGCCCACACCTGGAGTCAGACTTATAATCCTTTGTAATTTTCAAATATAAAAAAATTTTGCGAAAAATTATTTCCGAGGTATATTATAGGAAACTTGTTATCCATTTAACCGCTTTACTATGGCAACAGACCGTTTATCAGAATTAGAACAAGAAATCATGCAGTCCGATTACGACGATGAAATCGCAAAAGTTCTAAAACTCGCTGACGAAGATTCAGGATTACAAGAATTCTCCCTTGCAGCACCAGCCGCAAAGTTAAAAGCTCTCTCGGCACTTTTTAGTACAGGTGCCTCAAAAGTTGGTGCGATGATTCCGCAAGGCGCAAAAGAAGCATTAGAAGGTTTACCGTCAATCATGCAAAGTCGCGGACCGCGGGGCGGAACGGGTAAGGGTTTTGAACGATTCAATAAACGCCGTGGAGGAACCACGTCCCGCGTAAATCAAAACTTGGACGGCTTAATCAGTAAGTTTATGGCGGAAACTAGGGGCGGTACGGATTTAAGTGGCGCGAGCCAATACACGATAGAATTGCTCCGCGCTTCGCTGCCCGAGATCCGCGCAGCAGCGGCGCGTACAAAACAAAACCCGAAGCACGGGCTAAACCGCGTGTTGCAGTTGCTAGATGAATTTGACTAACCTTTACAGCACCCACCTTAATAGATTAAGATAATCGCTAAGGAGACCACTCAATAGACTAACTACTTTACTTATGAGCCGAATAACAGAACTCTTTGAAGAGATAGCAGAATCAATAACTGGTTTTGGTGACGAGCTCACACGAGCAGGAACAGAGGGGCGGAAATACCAAGACATTGAGAATGAAAGATTGGTCGAGGGTTTATACAAAAACGATCCGTTGTTATTAGAAGGCTTATCCCTGGCATTATCGGGCGGAACATTAGGTGCAGTAAAAACAGCAGCAATGACACCTAAGTGGTTAGCTCCGTACATAGGTAGAGCAAGTACTCATGGAATCTCTCCTTCTGCTAAATCAGTTTCAGGCGCAAGAGTTGGTACGGATGTAGCGGGTCGCGCTCCGATGCCCGTGTCGAAAACTCCATCACCCACGAACCGTGGACCGCGTGGCAATACCAACATAGATGCCCCCGTTCAACGTAATTTAGATTTAAGTGATTTAAAACCCACGGGTATTCAAAACACAACACAAGCCCGAGGGATGAATCCAAAAATGAGAGAATCTTTGACAACTAGGCGTGATAACATACAACAAGATATTTTTAAAATGGAAGGTCAAGGTCGTTTAAATGAGTCGGTGGACATGCAAAAATTGTTTAGATTACAAGACGAGCTTAAAGCTTTAAACAAAACACTATTAGACTAACCTATGTCGAAAGACAACAAAGATAAATTAGATCTTTTAAAAAAGGTTGACCTTTCGTATTTAGGGAAAGGTGAAGCGAAAGAGTTTACGGTTCTTTTAGAAGAACTGGGTAAACGTGAGTTTCAAGAAAAATCCACCAGTACCTTTATGGATTTTGTCCAAACTATTTGGACGGATTTTATTAACGGCGATCACCACGTAAAAATGGCGGCGGCGTTTGACGACATAGCCAGTGGTAAATTAAAACGCTTAATTATTAATATGCCACCCAGACACACGAAGTCTGAATTTGCATCTCATTTGTTTCCTGCGTACTTATTGGGTAAAAATCCTAAACTAAAAATTATTGAAGCAACACACACGGCTGACTTGGCAATTAACTTCGGGCGTAAGGTTCGTGATTTAATTGACGGCGACGAGTACCACGAGTTGTTCCCAGATACCGCGTTAAAATCAGACAGTCGTTCCGCGGGTAAATGGTTAACGAGCCAAGGCGGAGAATACTACGCTTCGGGTATTGGTGGTGCATTAGCGGGTAGGGGCGCGGATTTGTTTATTATTGACGATCCCCATTCGGAACAAGACGCAATGTCCGATAAAGCATTGGACGAAGCTTACGAATGGTTTATGTCAGGACCACGACAAAGGTTACAACCTGGAGGGGCAATCGTAATTGTTATGACGCGTTGGTCTAAAAAAGATTTAACGGGTCGTTTAATGAAAAAGATGGCACAAGACGAAGGAGCGGATCAATGGAAACTAATTGAGTTTCCTGCAATACTTCCTAGCGGTAAATCGTTATGGTCAAATTTTTGGAAGTTAGAAGAACTCCAAACAATTAAAGCTTCGGTTAGTCCTTCTAAATGGGCTTCGCAGTACATGCAAAGACCAACGGGTGAAGGTATATCAATTATCCCTAAAGAATGGTTTAAAATTTGGGAAGAAGACGACCCGCCTAAATGCGATTATTTGATACAAAGTTACGATACGGCTTTTCTAAAATCAGAAAGAGCCGACTACACGGCAATAACCACGTGGGGTGTTTTTTATCCCGAGGGTAAAATAGGTGAAGAGAACTACGCGGGTGGGGAAGCGCACTTAATTTTAATTGATTGTATAAAAGAACGATTTGATTTCCCTGAATTAAAAGCAGAAGCCCTGCGGTTATACGAATATTGGGAACCCGATACGGTAATTATTGAAGCTAAGGCTTCAGGGATTCCATTGGTGCAAGAATTACGTCGAGTAGGGATTCCCGTAAATACCTTTTCACCAGGAAAAGGACAGGATAAGATAGCAAGATTAAATGCAGTCTCTCCAATTTTCCAAGACGGGAGAGTTTGGGTTCCTGAAAACAGGTGGGGTGAAGAATTAATGGAAGAAGTTTCCGATTTTCCAGGCGGCGAAAACGATGACCTTGTTGACGCTACAACTTTAGCATTAGCGCGGTTCAGGGAAGGCGGTTTTTTAACACTAACATCAGACTACAGTGACGATGAAGATTACCAACCACGTCAATGGGTTTATTATTAAGTAAATAAGGAGTACAGTTTGTCCTCATGGCTATAGAACGACAACCATTTTCAGTGGTTCCAGGATCACAAGAAGAAATTGAACTAGAAATTGAACAACCCGAGATGAGGGATTCTTCTGAAACAGAAGTCTTTTTAGCGGAAGACGGATCCGCGACACTAGGGTTTGATCCCGCAGAACAAGAAGATTTAAAATTCGGTGAAAACCTTGCTGAAGTTATGGACGAAAGAGATTTAGCGTCTATTGCTTCAGAATTAACGGGTTCATATGAAGAAGACTTAGAATCTCGCGACGATTGGTACACGACTTTCAGTAAAGGTTTAGATCTATTAGGTATTCGTGGCGAAGATAGGTCACAACCGTTTGAAGGGGCTTCTGGAGTTTATCACCCTATTCTTTCAGAAGCCGTTATCCAGTTTCAATCGCAAGCGTATAAAGAATTATTGCCTGCTGGTGGACCAGTAGACACGGAAGTTTTAGGAATGACCGACGATGCGAAG